TGATTTAGTTAGTTATTATTCGTATACAGAAACTCGTAAAACTATTATTTGTTCTCCTGATAAAGATGTGTTACAACAATGTGTTGGTATGCATTATAATTATCAGAAAGCTGAATTCTTACATACTTCTCCAGAAGAAGCTAATTTATTCTTATGGAAACAAGTATTAATGGGAGACAGTACAGATAACATTCCTGGAATTCCTGGAGTAGGAATTAAGACTGCAGAAAATTGGTTAAAAGATCGTACTAAAGATTATGAAGGATTTGCTTTAAAGCAATATGTGGAGAAGTTTGGAATGATTGAAGGGCTAGTTCAATTTTATACAAACTTTCGTTTAGTATATTTGTTAAAAACTCGACAAGATGTTGAGCGTGAAGTTGGAGTTGAGTTACCATTATTACAATGTTTAACTTTTAATCCAATTGAAGACGATGCAGGATTGTGGAATTAATCTAATACAAACAGTAGTCAATCCGAGAGTGGTTAGATTGACAGGTAATTTAGCAGATTATCGTCCAATTTATGATGATAATGGAGTAATTACAGAGATTACATGTAATAGTATATCTTACAAAGTAGGGGCAGTATTTAAACCTAAAAGAGGATATGCATTTAAAATTAATCATATTATTCAATATGTGAAAGGTTCTAATATAATATGTTATGATTTGGTTTATGCTTTAAGAAATAAATCTTCTTATTTTATTCTTCCTTTGATGGGAGGTAGTAGAAAATTATTTCTATGGGATCAAGGCTTAATTAATGCATTTGTTGGAACTCCATTTGATGATAACTGTATTGCTTTATTGTACAGATTTTCAGGGGATGTATTATTTAGTAAATTTGAGAAAGCATTAGAATCATTTAGAAACTTTAGAAGAAGAATGGATCCAGATCCTTATCATGTAATGTTCATATTTGATCTTACAGAAGAAATGGAGAATTCTTATCTAGCTTTTAAAGAAGGTAAATATTCAGAAATGTCTGACTTTTATAAACTTAAAATAGTATCATTTCATGAGATAACTATGGACAGTGATTTGTCTAAAATATTATTTAAATCTCCGTCACTTAAACAAAAGCTTGAAGAAGAGCTACAAGTGACTATTCATGAAGACGCTGAGCTTTATGATAAACCAGATATGAGCATTGAGATATTTAATACTAACTATTACGAAACTAAATTTAAAAAATAATGACTGATACAATACATTCTATGAATTATAATTCACTAATAACGCCAGGTATTCAAGAAGAGAAATCTGCGTTTTTAAAGAATGCTGAATTACAAACTAAAGTACTACCAAGAGAATTGCAAATAAGAGGGGTGATGGCTGAAATCACCTCTCTATTGCTTTCTAAGAATGCTGCTTATGGAGATTCTGCATTAACACCTAGTAATGTTTTTAGTAAACAACCTTCAATAGAAGGGATTAAACTAAGAATTGATGATAAACTTACTAGGATTAAGAACAAAGGAATAACTGATCAAACAGAGGATACTATCTCTGATTTAATTGGGTATTTGGTATTACTTAAAATTGCTTTAAAAGAGCAGTAAAAAGAGAAAAGGGGGGCCGCTACGCTCCCCTTTTTTATTGCGGTTATTGAGCAGATCCAATAGGAGCATTAAAGAATTGAGAAGCAGTTTTTGGATCCATACTTTTAAACAATCCTCTTAGTATTGGAATAATATTTTCAACTTTAGCAGCAGTTTTTCTATCTCCTTTTTCATGTATACCAGATTTTCTTTCATAGAATACTCCATCTGTATCTCCAGTAACAAAATATGGGATTTCTTGAGTCATAATATGTCCACCTAATTCAATAATTTTCATAAGTGGACGAATAACTGCAGTAGGAGATGACGCTAATCTTACAAATTCTACAGGATTAGCAAACTGAGTTAATTCAGAATCTAATCGTAAAGCTTGGTAAGCCATAAATTGACTTGCATAATCTTCATCATCATCGTCATCTAATACTAGATAAGCAATTACCATACTAAGAGTTAAGAATCCAAATTGAACAAAGTTTCTTCTCATATTTTGTTGCTCCATAGGAGACATCATTTTAAAAACTTTTACAAAATTGAATCCATTTTCATAAGACTCAGTTATAAATCTTTTAAGAGTAATTAATGTACCTTCACTAATTGTATTAGTTTCAAGATCCATATGTATTCCACCTTTTAATCCTGTATGCCCATAATATCTTCTTAAAGATGGGATAAAATATCTTCTAAATAACATAACTAATTTACCATACCATCTTCTCTGAAGCATAGCATCATCCATTCCGAGTTTAATTTGGTTAGTTTTCTTAGTTATACCAGCTAATTTATTTCTAAAAGATTGAATATTAAAATTAGCAACTTTTGAATCTATTATAAATTTACCAGTTTTTGGATCTTTAATTAATATGTCATATACATTAGCATCTTTACCTTCAGCATTTTTAATTACATTTCCAGATGCATCTTTAAGTTTACCACGATAACTATCCATTAAAGCAAGCATTCTTTTAACAGCAGTTTCATGTTCTGCTAATTGTTGTAAAGTCATAGGGATATGAGCTGCACTTCTAAGAACTTTATTACCACTTCTTTTTTTAGTAGCGTTATTAAACCTTTCTCCTAATGCATCAAACATCTGAATAGCTTGTACAATTTTGGTTTCAGGGGTAAATGCTTGATAATCTTTTGCAGATCCTAATCCACCATCTTTAGTTAAATGATATGTTTTAGTAGCCCATGACCAATTAGACATACTCCAATATTGTCCAGCTACTGCTTCTTCTAATAGTTTAACATTATCTACAACTCCTTGGTTAAATGCTTGTAATAAGTTAAATGATAAAGTATTAAGAGCTGTATAAGATGCAAACTTATTAGCAAGTTTATTAGCAGATAATTCTTTACCTCTAAAATTAAAAGATTGTTTGAGTTCTTCTTCCCCAAAAAATACTTTATCAATAAACTCTGAAAGATGTTTAAAGTTATTACTTAATCCATCTTTACGTTGATGCTTAACAAATCCTAGCATTTCTGCTCCTCTATTAATAATGGTATTACCAGCAGAGTTTATTTCTAACACTTCTCTGTTTTTAACCATTTCTCTCATTAACATAACAGATCCTGCTACTTTACTTTTAGCTCTAAATAAATAAGCCATTCCAGCAAAGTGAATCATAGATGTAGCAATATCTCTACTTACAAGTTTTTCATCTACAGCATTAGTGTGAAAGATTGGAATTAACTTTTTAGTAGTATCTTTATTTTGATTAATAAGATCCCCGTAATTTACGTCAGTACTAAAATAATCATAAGTATCTTTTGCAAAATCTTTTGCAGCACCAAATGCTCCGTCTTTTTGTACTTTCTCTAATCCTTCAGATCTAATTGTAGGCATCATATAAGAGAAATCATCCCAAGGATTAATTATAAGATTAGATTTTACACCTAATACATTCTTTTGTAAATCTTTATATTTATCTAAAATAAAATTGTAGTATTCTAATGTAGCACCACTCATTGCTTTAAACTTAGGATTAGAATATGTAGCTCCTGGCATGTATGCTTTTGCTTTATAATATCCTGCTTCGGATTTATATGTAAGCATATCCCCTTTAATTCTAGCAATCTCTGCTTCAAGATAATCTATTTCAATTTGATCTTTAGTAGTGTTTTTTACATTAGCAAGTTTAGCAATTTTAACTTGTAAACTATTAGCAAGATTATCGTAAATAGTTTTAATTTTAGGATTAATCACTGCATTAGTACGATACCAATCTCCTACAGCTCTGTAATATTTTTTAGCATCTGCACTTTTTTTCCATACTTCTAATTCTTTTTCAGTATCTGGACGATTAAATTGCTTTGCATATTTTTCATACATAGCATTTTCATCTTCACGATATTTATTTACATTTAAAGGTTGAACTAATGTAAGAATAGAAATCTTTTCTTTTTTATTAGTTTGAGGATTATAGACATAATGAACTTGAGTTTCTAATAAATCTTCATTAAATGTATTAGGATTAATATCTGATCCTTTTACTGCTTTAAATTTATCATACCCTTCTTTAAATTCATTAATAAAATTTTGAACTTCATCATTAGCTGAATGATACATGTTTCTAATAGATAAAGCAAATAATTGTAAAGTAGGTTGAGTTGAATATACTAATGGATCTAGCATATAACTAAATGCAGATTTATCAGTTTGTGCTTCAGTTAACTCTCTTATAAGAGTTTCTCTTCCTATTTCTTTATTTTTTAACTGTTGTATATTAAGTGCAATTAACGCTTCTTTAAGTTGTGCTTTAGTAATCTTCCCATCTTTTTCCTGCTTCATTAAATCATAATATTCATCATCTTTTACAAGACCTACAATACGTTTATTATTTTCAATATTAGCAATTAAAATTTCAAGTTGAGTATTAATTTCTGGGGTATGATATTCTAAAAGATTATCAGCTTGAATAGGAATAGCAAACTTAATATAGTCTTGATTAAGTCCTGTAATATTAAGAATTGATTGTCCTAATTTAGTTTCTAATTTATCTAAAAACTGATATGCAGGATCTGTATCTTTAAGTAAATCTTTTTTATTTTTAATAGCAGATAAAATTCTTTGCATAACATTACTGTTATTTTTACCATCTCCAAAGAATTGTCCAACCCAATCTCCTACAGCAAATATTTTATTCATTAAAACCATTCTCTCATCATGTGACATTCTCTTTAAAACATCATCAGGATAATCTCTCATGATTTCATCATAAACTTCTTTAGCTCTTGAAGCAATACTAGCAGTATAATTAACAAAATCTACAAAATCTTCTACTTGATTTACTTCTTTTAATCTTGCTTGTAATAATTTAAGACGATCTAAAGCTGCTTGTTTATTAATATTAGAGTCAATATTTCTTTCTTCTTTTTGAATACTATCATATACAATTTGACGAGTATCATTAACAAGCTTTTTAAATGGGTCTGTCTCTTCTTTTAATGTTTTACTTCTACGAACACCTTCTACAAACTCCCCACTAAATTCTTTTCTATCTAATCTGCCTTCTAACATTTTAGATACTAATTCTTGAACAGCAGTATCTGTTTCAATATTAAAGAATTCTTTTATTGCTCTGAGTATTCTATTAACTATAGTTTGAATTTTAGAAGGATTCTTTCTATTAAATTTAGCACCTTCTAATCCCATAGCAGTAGCTAATACTTCAAAATCTAATCTTGATCCAGTTAATTCAGGATATTTAGCTTGTACAAGACTGTATAACTCTGTATCTTTAATTTCTTCAATTGCTCTTTTAATTGTTGGATTATCTTCTCCCAACAATTCAATAAGAATATGACTGAATTCATGAATGTGAGTATCTTCAGTCATTTTAAGAGGATTAATTCTAAGAGTAATTTGACCATTAGCATCTTTAGTAACATCCCCTTTAACTTCTAATTTAGGATCTACTACTACTTTAACTGGTATACCAACAGAATTAAATACAGATTGCAATTTAATAATTTGATCTTTAGCAGATTGATAATCAATTTGTTTTTCACTTTCTGTTAAAGGTTTACTTTCACTAGTATTTTGTAATCTAGCTGCAATTGAATCTAAATTTTGTTTACTAAAATTATTTAATACTGCTGCCTCTCTAAATACTAACTCCCCGTATTTTTCTAATATACTTTGTTTAACTTTAGATAATTTACCCAAAGGAGTAGGAGTAGCTTCTCTTTTTAAAAGTTGTTGTGCTACAGGAGTTAATGTAGATTCATCTAATTTATTGTAATTAAACTCATAATTAATAGTATGATCTGTATGTGTAAAAGCTGTTTTAGATTTTAATTCTGATAATACTGTAGGATTAACAGCAACTTCATATTCATAATTAGGATTAGCAGGAGCCCCTAAATAGTTTTCTATAGGTTTTTTAGTTTTACCAAGAGGTTTAGCAATAATATTTAATAATGGTTTTGATGCTTTATAATTAAGCATTAGAATTCCATTAAGTAACATTATTTGGTATAAGTTTTTACTTAACCCTGACTTATCTTCTACTTTATTAATACCTCCTCTCCTAACTAAATAGCTATTTTGTAAAGTAGTAATTATATCTTTAGAAGATATAGGTTCTCCTCTATCTAATTTAGAATCAATCATTCTAATCATATTAGTAGCTTGTGGAGACTCTTTTACAAATCCATTGCTATCAGTAGTTATAGTTACACACCCCATAATTTATTTTTATATTGAAATTTTACAGCTTAAAAATCCTCCTGTAGGACTTCCAGCATTATTTGTAGCAGGTTCAAAGTTAAGAAGGTTTTCACTATCTCCCATCATAGCATTTAATTCTACTCTATATCTTTCATCTCCTTCCCCTATTTCAATACCATATACTTTCTTACGAGCAAACAATTCTTTAACTGCAATATAAGTATTTTTGTTTAATTTCTTATATAATCTAGACAGTTTATTTTCATCTCTTACTACTATGTATTCTTGATAAGCATTTTCTACTTTTAATTCAGTTTGTCCTGTTCTATCTAAAGCATCAAAATTAATTTTTTTGCTATATCTTTTAAGTAAAGGTTTGCCTCCTGCTACCATTTTACCAAATGATTGCATATAAACATGCAAATCTTGCATATTAAAATAATTAGGATCTTCTAATTTAGCTTTTTCTTTTTCAAAGAATTGCACAATACTAGTAGGTTCATGACCTTCAACTTTTTGAATCTGAGTTAAATACTCAATTGGAATAAGATCATGATAAGATTGAGAAGATTGTCTAAAAGCATTAACTGCAAAATTGTTTACAATCAAATCTATTCCTAAAGATTTAATACGTAAAAAAGATGTTTTAATTGTAGAATCTACTGGAACTCCATCTTTATCAAGTTCTACAGGCCCGTCAGTTTTAATATACATTAATGGGTTGTAAATAAGATTTCTCAATCCATTAGTCATCTGCTCTTTTTGAGCACGAGTCATAGAAAATGAATTATCAAATTTAATTCCATAGAATGTTTCAGCAGTATCTCCTGTAACATCTTTTTGTAGATTAGCAATAAAAGGATTATGTAATATAGAAGGAAAATCTTTAGCTACAGATTCTAATTTAGTAACTATATTGGTATCTTTTTTAAAGTATTTATCATTAAGTCTTTGACCTTCTAAGTATTTTCTTAATGGAGATCCTGGTTTTCTAAGCATTAAAAACATCAAATTGTAATCAATCAATTGATGCATCTCAGGAGTAAGTTCTTTTTGTCCTGATAATTTTTTAATATTAAATTTAGCTTTTTCAAATGCTGCGGATCCTCTTGCTGGGAACATAACAGATCCAAATTCTAATCCAAATTTTAAAAGATCGTTATAAGCTTTTTGATATTTATATACAGAATTATTTCCAATAAATTGATCTACTACATTAGTAGAAGAATCAGGTCCATAAAGAATTACATCTTCATCATTATTTAATTGAGATTCAGTATTAAATGCTTCTGCTTTATCAAAGTAAGAATTAATTGATCCTAAACGATTCATACCATCCATAGCATCAGGAGTAATTCTTTTGTAAAATCTTTGAATAGATTGTCCAGCTTTGTAAAACTTATAGAAGTTATTCATAAACTGTATTTGTACAGTCTTATCTCTCCCTTCTTTCATTATATTTTGTAATTCTACAAGATTCATAGGAGTAATATCAATATCTTGAGGAGACATTGCTGGTGTTCCCCCATATAATTTTACTGCTGCTGAATATGCATTTTTAATCTGAGTAAGATCGTTATTATATTTAGTTTGGAAAATATTAATGAAATCTCTAATAATAGGTTGATTCAAAAACATTGTTCCCATTTTATTAGCATAGTCATCTGGGAATGTAGCCATAAACAATTGACGTACAGGTGCAGTAATTACATTATCATTTAACTCGTATTGAATAGGATCTTTACCAGCATCTACTGCAGCAGATAACCACATAGAACCTGCTTTATCTAAAGTCCTGACTTTACCAGTTTCATCTTTAGTTTGTTTAATAAACTTAGTAAAAGTTTTAATTTCCCCAGATGCATTAATTACTTTAATAGCATATTTATCATTAACATTAACTACACCATGCCATGCTACGTTAGCACCCGCAACTTGATTAGCCCAAATACCTCTCATAGTATTACCAATCAAGTTTCTTCCAATTGCATCAGCTTCAGTTCTATAATCGTTAAAGTCAAAAGTTTGAGCAAGTTCTGGGTTCTTTTTATTAATTTCCTTAACTAAATTTGGAAGAGTCTTATCATCCAAAGGACTTAATGTCTCTGCAAAATGTACAGGATTAGACATTACTGCCTCCATTAAATCTAATACAATATTAGTAAGTTGATTATCTGATACTTTATCTAATGATCTTAAATTATTATAATCTGGACTATCTTTTTTAAATGATGTAGTTCCATCTGCATTTTTAATTTGCTTAATAGATGGGAACATCAAATTCATTTTATCCACGTCAAAGTCAGATCCCATCAACTTGGTTAATTGACCAGGAACTAAAATTGCTTTTGCATAATTAGCAGGTAAGAATCCTTTAATCTTAAGGATTACTGTAGAAGCTTTATCTTGGTTAGGAATACGATAACCTATAACACGACGTAATTCTTCTGGAATAGAATCTAAAGTATATTCACCTTCAGGAAGATTAAAGTTTCTGAGAACATCTGGACGTACCATAATCTCAGCATGAACTAGACGATCTCCATCAATTTGATAGAACTTTAATTCTTCTTCTAATTCACGATTTTCATCAGTTGCAAATCCTCCAATCTGTGCTACTTGTACAGCTTCATAACCAGATACTTTTTGTTTAAATACTTGGTTATTTAAAGTTGACATTAATATAGATTCAAACTTTTTATTATAAAAAGGAAGATCTAATGGAATAGTAAATCTTGGAGATCCTGTCTCATCAAATACAATATCTAATGCACGTAAATAATTAGATGGAAGATCAGACTCTTTAATATTTTGTTCTAATAAAGATCTTACTGCTTTTAGTACTTCTAGTTTAATTTTATTAAACTCTTTAATATTGCCAGATTCTTTGGCTTTCATAAGTTTATCTAAACCATATTGTTTAGTAACCCTATCAATACCTCTATAAACTTTTTCAGATATAGCAGAATGCATTAACTCTTTAAGTTCTGCTCCAGATATTTTTGTAGCTGATTCTAATCCAGCATCAATAGTATAAATAGTATCATCTTGAACATTAGCAAGCATGTTCTTTTTAATCTGCCTATTAAGTGCTACTGTTGGATTTTCTTTAGCATCTGGAATAGTTTGTGGGAAACGTAATCCTCTAGAATTATTTTTACTTACAAATACTCCAGTATATTCTCCATTAATTCCTTGAACAGTATGTGGAGCTTTTCTTCCTGATTTTTTACCTGATACAACATTTACAACATGTACAGGTTCTAATCCAGCATATACTTCTTCACTTTCCATTCTTTGACGAAGATCATTCATTCTAGGCCAGTTAATTGTATACTCTTCTAAAAGAATATTATAAGAGTTCTTCTCCATAATAGCATGAGTAACATTAGCACTGTTTGAAATTTTTTCGTAGTAAGGTTTTATAGGTTTTATTTGAACAGCATCTCCTACTTTAAATCCTTCAGGAACAAATCCTTCTTGATATACAAATTTCTTTTGACCTACAGGCGCTGCTTTATATGCTTTATATGCAGCTTCATCATTTATATCATCCCACAATCCTAATCCTTGTTGAATTGCTCTGTACATATCAATACTAATCCATGCTTGAGCGTCAGTAGCATCGTATTCTCCAGGACGATATGCATCAGATATAGATCTAGCCTCTTCTTCTGAATATAAAAAATTTCCTTTAGAATCTTTTGCATTAACTAATCCTTGATAAATATTATCTGCAACAGCATTTTGTCTTTTAGCTTGTCCAGTAGATTGTAAGTTTCCTTTTAAATCATACAATGTAGTTTCATTGTATTCTGCAAACATTCCATATTCAGGGGATGTAGCAAGATCTCCTTTAACTAATAATTTAATTCCAGGAGTAGTCAAGTGACCCATACGTTTGTAAAATTCTTCAGTAGATTTAAATAATGCTCTATTACCACGGAATAGTTTAATTAACTCTAGTCTTGCTATTGCCTCTTCAAAAATAAAGTTTTTAAAGAATTCATCTTTATTTCCTTTAACATGTCCAAATCCAATATCAGACATGCGATCATTATCATTTAAAGTTTTTTGTAACTCACTTGCTTTTCTATCAAAATAAGAAATTACTTGATCAGTCATTCCTGCAAGTAAATTATCTATTTCTCTAAGTCCAGGATTAGATAATCTTTCTTCTTTAGTAGCTTTTACATATTTTCCAATTACATCACTTAATCTATCATGCCCGTCTATTTTTTCATTATTTAATCCAAAGGATATATTCTTAACAATCTGTTCTCCTTTTTCATTAACAGCAGTTAATTGAAAAAATTCTTCTTTAAATGCTCTTCCTAATAATTTATCGTTTTCATCTACAATTCTATTAGTCTTTTCATCATAATGATATCCTTGAATTAAATCAGAGAATGGAATTTTACCAGTTAAATAATTTTTAACTTGTCTTTTAGCTTCTGCTACACGTAATAAATCTTGTATTATTAATCTTTTAACAAGTTCTTGTTTAAGTTCTACAGTACTTTTAGTTCTATCAAGTACATTATATTTATTACTTAAAAGTTTAGGGACAGCAACTAAAGAATATTTACTACGATCTGCTTGTGCAGGTACAGCTACATAAAATGTTTTTTCTTTACCCCCATTAATGTAGTTATTAATACGAACTACATAATTATCAAATTCACTAAAGTCTTCATAAGTAATAGCATCATCTACTCTATCACCTTTAATAGCATCAAAATCTTCTACAGAAAAATCTCCTAAAAATTCTGCATTACCTTTTAAATGTTGAATAAGTATGCTACCAAATTCTTCTTTTTCTCCCCCTTTTATTGAAGGATCTTGAAGATATACTTTAATTAAATCTGCTGCTAAACTTCCACCATTCTTAATAGTATTAACAATTTCTACTAAATGGCTTTGTAGATTAACAGGATACTTAGATTTACCATCAGATGTTACAACACTTTCAGGAGCTGGAGGTGTAAACAATGAATTAATTTCAGCAAATATTCTTACACTAGAAGTTTCAGCTTGAATATAAGTTTTAACTGGATTAGCTTTTGCCTCTAATAGTTTACCTAAGAATTGACCTTTACCTGGTTTTTCATATTTACCAAGGTTATTAAGTATTAATCTTAAGTTTTGGAATAACTCTTTAGCAAGATCACTTCCTTTCTTGTTAACCATTATTCCTTTATCATTCTGAATAAAGATTCCCTCTTCACTATTGATAATAGTTTGTAATGCTTTTTGAGTTTCTAAAAGTGTAGCAGAACTTCCTAAATGCATTCCTAAATCCCAAATAGTTTGAGCAAGTTGTTTAGTAGTAGGATGTATATCTTCTCCTACAGTTATTAATCTTGCAGGATTTCTTCCATATAAGTCTTCTTGTACAGACATGAAAGAGTTAACTGCAGATTTAAGTTTATCTTCTTTAATAGATCTAGTAGTTGCTTCTACATTATTACCATCTGCATCTACTGTCATTTTAATAGATTCGTTATATAATGCTCTATCAGAATTTACACCTTTATCTACTACACTAAGATTCCATTTATCTAATTGGTTCTCTAATCCTGTTTTTCTATTAGCATTAATAACATCTACAAATCTTGCATTACCTGCCTCTCTAGTTTTATGCAATACAAATCCAGTAAATGCTAAACTAAATCCTGAAAAGAACATAGCTTTTTCTGAATTAGTTCTTTTTGAAGAACTTAAGAATTCATATACTCTTTTTAAATGTGGTTTAAATTGAGAATGATTCTTCATTTTTGCTAGCAATTGCTCATAAGATTGAGATCCAGCTACTATACTAATAAGTTCTGCATAGATATAATTTTTATCCATGTAAGTTGTTACCCCAAAACTATTAGGAATAGGACTATAAATACTAGCTAAGAAATTTCTAAGTTTAGCAGTAAAAGATTTAGAAGGAGATTTTTCTAAACTACTCTTCCCATAAATCTTTTCAATGTGAGCATCTATCTCTTCATAAGATGTTTCAAGATCTTGATTATCTTCATCTTCTATATCTCTAATAACAGCTTCGCGTAGCTCTTGTTGTTTATCTTTACTGCGAGTAGTAGGTACTAAACCTCTATCAGCTAGTTTAGATAATAAAAATTCTCTCCAACCTTCTATAATTAAGTTACCAGTTGCAGGATCTTTTTGTGTAAACCATGTATCCCATACATTAATAATAGCAGATCTAAAGTTATAAGTAGGATCTGGTCTACCACTAGCATCAGTATCTTTAATATCGACATTATACTTGTCCATTAAATCTACCATTGTTTGTTCGTTTTCTTCTGTAGGATTCTTTTCGTAAGCAATTTCAGCTTTAAGCAATTCTAATGCTGCGGCTGTAGTAAGTTTTGAACCATCAGTAGTTACATACAAATGATCTGTAACCAACTTATTTACGATTAATCCTCTATTTTCTCCAATTCCTAAACTTGCGTTTAAACCAAATTCTTTTTTATTAAACCGATTACTATTTTTAGTTTCTATAAAAACAGTTTCTAATACAGACAAAGTTTCTTGGAATTTGACATCTCCAAATCCTTCTCTATACATATTAGCTGTATTGTTTCCTTGAAATTGTTGAGGATTTCTAAATACATTACGCTTATATATGTTACGATTTAAAGAGTTAGATTCAATTAAAGAGTATACTTGTTTAATGCTTAAGTTATCACTAAACATTGCTTTAATCCAATTCCATAGATTTTTAAACCATGATTTAAGTTTACCAGATAATGTTTTACCAGACTCCTGTTCTGTAAGTACATACTCTCTAAACCCTTCAGCCATTTTTTCTTCAAGAACTAATCTATTAGCTTCTCTATCAGAAATATCTGGGAATTGTTTTTTAATCTCTGCAATCTCTGCATCAGTAGGTTTACCATATTCTTTCTCAGCTTCATTGTATAATTCAATTCTTTGAGAATCTGATAACATTGTTCTAAATGTTATATGATAAGCTTCGTGATATTCTGTTCCAACTTCAGCACTACTCCAAAGTTTTACAGCAGCATTTTCTACATATCCGTGAATTTGACCATTACCAATATTCTTTGCCATGTCGTAGAACTCTACAGACATTCCAGGAAATCTTTGCTCTAACCAATTTAAAGCTTTTTCTTTATTAATAGTTTCAGTAGCAGTAGATTTTTGAGTTCTAAATGCAATACTAGAATTAGCAAGTTTATTAACTCTTGGATTAGTTAAAGTAATTTCATTCCAAGTATTACCATATTCATCTTTAAATTCTCTAGGTTCAAATCCTTGTTTTTTAAGAATATTTCTTACAGTATTTTCATAGAAATTATATATAGGTCTTAAAGCACCAAATCCTTCTTTATCTATTCTTGCAAGTTCTTGTTTAAGTTGATCTATTTCTCTTGAATTCTTTTTTAACTCTTCTTCTTTACTTACAGTTACAAATCCTTCAGGTCTCCCCATATCATCATAACTTATATCTTCAAAATTTTCTATTCCGTCTGGTAATTTTTCTAGTCTTTTTTGCTCTTCTTGTAAAAATTTAATCCTATCTTGTTTTTGCTTCTTAAACTCTTCTAGAGTAGTATGTCCTTCAACTTTACTAGCAGTATTACCAGAAGGAAATAATACTTTTTCATATCCTTGTTTAACACTATCTTGAATAATAGATTTAACAAAGAATGTTACCCAATTATTGTCTTTGTTTAGAAGTTGAAGAAATTGGTTTTCGGTAGAATCTCTTTTACCATACTGTATAGATACAAATGTATTAGAGGATAAATTGTACATAGCTACCCTTTTACCATTTTGGTATTTATATATAGCCGTTGTAGATTCTTTTGGGTTTTCTTTTTTGTATAAATTTGCATTATCTACTTCTAAAGATGACGAAAACTCTTTAGTAGAGTTTAGTAATATTTTTCCATCTATAGCATCAAATTGTTCTCTAGTTATTCTTGTTCTACCTATTTCATCATTTTTAAAAGCATCTGAACTGCTATATTCCTCTCTTTTATTTAATAAGTTTTCTTTATCTCTACCTTTCTGAAATAAATCAGATTGTACTTCTAGTATTCTACGAATTTTAGGATAATTTTTTAAGTAATTATTATATTCTTCATCTGTCATTGCGTTTACATCAAGACCCATTGTATTGGAATAAGGACTTGGTTCATCACTTCTAAACCATCCAATACCTTTATCTGTAGCAAACTGAGCATGACCTTTAATAGAAGGAGTTATAGCAGGTGTAGCAATCTCTTGTTCTGTGTAGTTAATTCCTCCTGGAACTGTTAAATTAGAATAATATTGAGAAGGTTTATTTCCTATGTTTTTTAATACTTCCTCAGCTTCTTCTCTTGTTTTATATGCTACAGGATTTAATAAATTACCATTTTTATCTTTAATTACAAAATCTCTAAAAACACTGTTTTGTTCAATATATAAACTATTTACATCAACATTAGGAGTGTATCCATATACTCTATTAGCACTTTTTGCAGTTTCTGTAGCAATATTAATTTCAACAGCATAAGAATATGCTGCTAACATATCTGTAATTAACTCAGATGTTTTAACTTCTGTTTTACCTTGAGTTTTTAAAAACTCTAACATTAAGTCAACTTGTTCAGTAGGAACACCTTGACCATTTAAATATTTACGAATATTAGTAATTTCATCAGCAGTGCTAACTCTAATAGTTTTTCTATTTTCTAATGCTTTAGAAAGACTATTAATAATTTTATGAGTATATTGTACTGTTCCTCCTACAGATGCTGTTATAATACTATTTTTATAGAATTCATTAGGAACTTCTCCTTGATATTTATCCCATAAATAATATGCAATATTCTCATTATTAAGTTCAATAAGTTTATTAAACTGTTCTGCAATCTTTTTATCTGCTAGGTTTGGACAAAAACTCATATATAAATATTATTAACATTCAGTATTACTACCTTTTGTATTAGCCTGTTTAGGATCTACAAAATTAGTATTACGGTTCTTTCTAGCAAATTTACTAGAACTAGTCTTAACTTCAATGGAATTTTCTCCTTTTCCTGCATTTACATAAGTGGTTGTTGCAGGTGATGGAGTAACATCAGGAACAGTTCCTAACAATTGAGAAAGATCTGTAATACTACCTACAAGTTCTTTATTAAGTTCTTCAACAGTAGGTTCAGTTGATATAGCAGTTGGTACCTCTGCTATTAATCCAAATTCAGCATTAATTTGTGCTAATACTTCAGGAGCAATATCAAAAGCTTCTTTAGGAATTACTTTTACTACAGGTTGAGTAGCAGGTGCTGGTTGAGTTGGTTTACTTTCTAAAGCATCTAATTCTGCATTATAATCTGCTTTAGATATTACATCAGTATCTCCTGTTTTTGTACTTCTAACATCAATTGAATTTTCAGTTACTCTTTCAACTTGATATTCTTCTAATTGAAATGTTATAATATCACCTCTTTTTAAATCATCAGCTTTCTTATCAGAACTAGGAGAAGGTTTACCTCCTTCTAAAGCAGTTAGTTCTGCATCTAACGGTTGTAATACACTTTGTACCTCCTGTAGTAAAGAATCATAATTAACATTATCCTTTTCAGCAGACATTTTTAAGTTCGGAGTATTGATATTTGGTGAACTTAAATCTAGTCTCTGAGTACCTTTGTTGAAGAATATCTTTACTACTCTGGGATTTTTGGCATAGGAATTATTAGGTACTATATAAGCGGTACCCTCTTCTTTTAAAAAGAATACACCAGTACCATTAACATTAATATACTTCCAGTTGTTAACATTGTACTTTTCTCCATTTTCTTTAGTCTGTATATCAAAATATTCAGCTAAAGAAAAATCTCTTGACCCACCATAGGTACCATCATTAATTAAAAACAGTACGGCATTCTTTAAGTCTTCTTGTCTTCTTCTTTCTATATCAGAAATAGGAGTTGGTGTTGCTGGTTGAGTAGTAACTTTAGCTGTAGGAACTACTACATTGTTTGTAGCAATTTCTTCTTTAGTTTTAATATCTACTTCTTCTTGCACCCCTAAATCTTCAAACTTTAATCCTATATCAAAGAATGGATCTCCAAATGAATCTGTTCTAAGAATAGCATTAGTACCTTGAGATATAGGTTCTCCTGTAAAGTTTTCATTAGAACTTAAATAATCAATATAACTAGGATAAGTTTGTCCATTAATAGGACTAGTATATGGTTGATTTATAGGTTGATTAACATCAACTTGATATTTTTTAGTTTTAACTGTATCATTAAACTTTTGTTTAATATCTACTAAAGCATAGTCTGCATCTGGTCTAGTTACAGATTGGTATTTTACATTACCATCTTCAAATGTAGGAGTTACAAAAGAGAATTTATAAGGTTGATCTGCTAATGCTCTCATTAAATTTTGAAGATCAACTTTAACCATCATCTTAGCTTCTACAGAATAAAACTTAAAGAAAGCTTCTCCAGTTGGTAAAACGTCTACAATTAATAAATTAGGATCTGTAAGATCTGTAGATTCATCTACTTCAGAGTCTGTGCTAGTACCTACAATAGCTTTAAATTTATTAGCATTAACTTCTAGTATAGCATTAGTAGCAGCAGTTAAACCAGCTTCTGTCATGTCTTTAGTAGACAAAGCAAGCACTTGTTTATCTCCATTAGGATCTGTTATAACTGCTACAACTTGACCACTAATAAAACCAGCAGTAGATTTATTTTCTAAGTAAGATCCTATTTCAGGGTCAGTACCATTATACTTAAATCCTAATTTACCTACTACTGCAAATTGTACATTGTCTCCTAATGTAGATATTGGAGAGAAGAATCTTTGTCCATCTCTAGTTACAGTGTTTACAATGTTTCCTTTAGGTCCTAATTGGAATCTTTTTTCAGAAACAGTTGCCATTGGTGTTAAACCTTTAGCATGTAGTTCAACTATATTCTTTCTACTTGCACCTTTTTCTCCTTCATTGTTAGATTCAGTATAAGCTTGTAAAAGAGTAATAGGCATATCTACTCCATAAGTTTCTACATAAACCATAATAGGAACTGTCTTCCAGTGATCTTCAGGAGCAATAGAGTCTTTAGTATTTTTCCAATACTCAGAGTTATCTAATACTTTAAATTTAACTTTACTACCAGCTTTAGCAATTTCTGGATTAGATAAAAGTTCAGGATTAACAGAGATAACTTCTCCATCTACTTTAATAGTTAATGGAGTAAATACACCTGTTACTGGATTTTTAATAACATTAGTTACAGGGTTACCATCAGCATCTACAATAACATTAAAGTTATTATCAGTTTCAAATTGACCTTTAATTAATCTAACATCTGATAATCCAACTTCTTCTACTACTATTGCAGGTTCTTCTATTGGTGTTTCTGCACTAGGTTCTTCTGTTCCATATAATGCTAAGTTTGCAAGATCTTCTTGTGCTTGTTGTCTTGCTAATTCTAATTCTTCTGCTTCAGTTAAATTTATTCCTGCATCCATCCTGACCTCTTCAGATGGCGTTCCAGGATCGAGATCCGTGTCTTCAACGATCTCCCTTTCAGGAGTACTTGTAATTCCTTCGGGACTGTTACTGTTTTCAGTACGTCGCTCAATTTCTGCTGTTTCATCTTCTGTAGGTGTTAAAGCATCTAATTTACTTAAACGCTTGGTTATTTTAGCTTTTATTACGCCAATTTTTTTATTAATGTTTTTAATTTCTTGCTGAGCTTCTTCAATATTTTGATTTTCTCCATAGATACCATTTACTATATTTTCATAAGCAGTTCTAAGTTCCTCTTGTTTTTTAATTTCTTCTTTTAAAGATTCTATTTCAGCATTAATAACATTTTTAAGAGTATTAATTTCGTCTTCTTGTAATACTGCATTTTGCTCTTGTGCATTTTTATCAGCTTTACGATTTCTTAATTCTTTAATTTTAGCAGTTTTATATCTAATAATAGTTTTTCTTTGTTGTTTTAATTTAATAATTTGTCCATCTTCTTTAATTTCTTTTGGAGTAAATCCTGCTTCTTCTCCTAATTGTGTAAGATATTGAATAGTCTCATCAATTTCTACTAAATCTTGTTTTAAAGTTTCAATCTGTATGCGTAATTCTGCATCAGACATTTCTTTAGTTTTATTAAGATTAGCAATAGGATCTCTACCTTTTTCTGTTACAGGAGCTTCTTCTAATTCTTGAATTTTATTAAAGTCTTCTGTAATAGCTTCTACTTTAGCATCATTAATTTCTTTAGCTTGTGCTGGAGTAACAGTTTTATCAGATCTTACAGATGCTTTATTTAATAAAATAGCATAAGCAATTGCATCTACAATAGCAGCTTCTTTCTCTGATTGTTCAGTAGGTTCAACATTTTCATCTTGTACAAACCAAGTAACATAATTTCCAGTTACAGCATCTAATAATTTAACTCCTGTTATATTACCATCAGCATCTCTAATAATAGCATCTGTACTTTCTTCAAAAGTATTAATATACTCTCTTCCTTGAATAGTAAATATAGGTCCTATACGTCCATTAGCAGCACTAACTCTAATTTCTCCAATAGTAGCTCTTTCAATCTCACTTAATATTTCTAATGCTTCTTCTTCTGCTTGAAACATATTAGGAGCATTAACTGTTTGTCCTATTTCTTGAGGTTGACCTATATTATTTAAATCTTTAAATGCTTCTTTTTCTAATTTTTGTTGTTTAGCAGCAAGTAAAGCTTTTAAATTAATTGGAGACTGTTCATCTTCATTAATTTTTTCAAGTTCTTCTAGAGTCATTCCAGAAAAATCTTTTAATGCTTGCTCTTCTTTTTCTTCTAATTCTGCTATTGCATCTTCAGCTAATGCTTTAATTTCTAAAGATGCATCATTAGGAATATTTCCTTTAATGTCATCACTAGTTTCTGCATTTTCAATTACAGCTTTAGCAGTATTATTAATTTTCTTTTTATTATCTGCTTGCTCTTTAAGCATTTGTGCTTCTAAAAACAAATCTCTAGATTCTGGAGATTTCATAAAATTATTAATTGCATCTACAGCACCAGATCTTTTTGCAATTAACCTATTTATATTTATAAGATTTTTAATAAGTTTTTCTTTATCTAAAGGATTAGTAACTGACTTATCAAAATGACTTACAATCTCATTAATTTTTTCTAAAGTATTATCTGTAACTGTAGCGGTACTTAATCCTTTAACTTTAATATCACCTTTATCATCTATTTCTACAGTTCCATTTTTAATTTTAACTGCAAATTGATCTTTAAATTCTTTTTTATTTATATTAATATTTCCAGTATTAAGAAGACCTGTAAATAAATTATCTATTGCATCATCAATTTGCTCATCAAGTGTATCTAAATCAGTTGCAGCTCTAGTAAATGATCTTAAGTATTTTTGTTCTATTTCACTAGCTAAAGCTTCTCTATACTTAGAGTCTTCTGATTCTCCCATTGAACGTAACATTCTTGATACTAATCCTTCATTAGGAGTATATTTACCAATTAAATCTTTAATATCATTTTTACGTTGAATTGTCTTTTCAATTCCAGATTTAACTTCATCTACTACTTCTGATACAGACATTCCTCCAGTCTGTTCAGCTAAAGTTTTATTTGTATTATATCCAAAAGCTTTTTTAAATTCTTCTTCAGATAATCCTTTAGCATCTTCTAATTGTTCAAGACCATATTCTAATCCTCCTACTCTATCTAATCTCATAGCTACAGATGCTATTAGATTTTTTCTTTCTAAATTAGCTTGAGTATAATCTCCTGCTGTAGCAGCAGCGTTCATGTTATTAACTGCAGTTACAAAAGCTGCGGCATCTTCTAAATTAGCTAATGGATTTGCAAGTCCTCCACTATTAAGTATTTCTAAAGCTTTTGTAGTATTAGCAGATTTAGCTTCTTTTAATCTTTTTTCAGCACCTACTAAACTTTGTACAGCTCCTGTTCCTCCCCCTACAATAGCACCAATAAGAATATTTTCTAAACCTTCTTTAGTTCCAAATGTAGCAGATAAAGATTCTGATAATGCTTTAGACATATCTCCAATACCATTATCAAATTTATCTTCATAATATTTTTTAGATAATTCAGATGCTGCAAATTGAGAACCTTCTTGAATTCCCTCTTCTAACATATTACCTAAAGTAGGTTTAAAAGCTTTTGCTTTATTAAACGCTTTAATATATTTATTAGCAGACTCTGTTCCAGCTTCTGTAAATGTTCTTATTGCTCCTTCTTTAGCCTCTTTTTCTGATAACTCATTAATGGCTTTTTTACCTAAAGCAGACCCTTTCATCATATTGCCAAACATTGCAACATTAGTCAAAGATGTAATAGGAAGATTAATTGCAAAAGTTAAATTACCTACAGCTCTAGCTGATTCATTAATTCCTTCTTCTACATCTGCAGGCATTTCTAATCCAGGATTTTCACTTTCCCATTTAGCAATTTCAGATTCAATAAATCCTCTTTGAGCTTCTCTAGCTTCTACGGCAGATTCAGCTAAAGACATGTTAGTAGCAACTGCTAATCTTTGTGATGCTTTTTCTATTCTAGCAAATTTAGCAGCTAATGCTAATGTTTTATCTGCTTTTTGACCAGTTTCAACAATCTTACCAGCTTTATACATATTGGCAAGTTTGAAACCATCTTCCATTTTATCCCCTAATTTAACAGCTTTTACTGTTAATGCTCCTATACCTCTAACTCCATATTTAGCAGTTTGTGCTAACAATCCAACTTCTCCTACTCCTAACATCATTGTTGCAATAGATCCTAAAGAATAACCTACTCCATTTGCAACTTTATCTGCCCAAAAGTTTGCTGTTCCTAATGATTCCATTAGTCCCATATTTTGTTCAGCTTCAGTATAATAGTTAGGCATATACTCTTGCATGAAGTTATTCATCTTATCTACATTCCGACCTACTGCATTGTCATAAAATGAACCTCCTGAAGCTAACTCTCCTAATCCTGCTAATGTTCCTAAAGTATTTTCTACTACTGCACCAAAAGCTGTAACTCCAGCTTTAGTTAAACCTCTCATCCATTTTTCTGCAGTACTTTGATTTTGAGCCCTTACATCATTAAAATTAAAATAAGGGTTCATTGGAACTTTGTACTCTAAATAACTACTTAATGGATCTGTATAAGTGTTAGTTAAGTCAATAGTTTTAGTTGCTGTATCTAATGGGTTAGTACCATACCCTGGTTTTTCAACTGTAGGAGTTACATTTATTCCTTTAAATAATGCAGTTAAAGCTGGAGAATCTGAAATAGATTTAGGAGTTTCAGGTGGTGTATCTGGAACAGGAGATGTAGGTTGTTTAGCAAGATTTGTTAATGCATCTAATGCAGATGTAGTATTAGGTTCAGCCATAGAGCAAAGATAATTAATTAATCAAGTAATTCATATATAGGATTACCATTTGCATGTTTTGCAGAAAACCCATCAATTATACTTCTACTATTCATAGGTCTATAAGGATCTACAGTTACTATTCCGTTTACATTTGTTTCAACAGCAACTTCAGGTTTGCCTGTTTCTCCTGTTCTTACATTAAGTTTTGCAAAAGAATTAGGAATAATATTACCTTGATCATCATATATTCTAATAGTTCTAGTTCTTGGTTGTGAATCAACATCTCTAGGATCTAATTTATTAATTAAACGAGCTAGTGAAACTTCAGGTCTATTAACTGCTTTATCTAATTCAGTACCAGCTAATTGTTGCCCATCTATTAATACTACAATATTGCTACTTTGATCTCCACCTTTACTTAATTCAACTTGAAATAATCCTTTACTTCCTGCAATAGGAGAATATCCTATTTTTTTAGCAGTATATCCTGCTAAATCTTTACCAGTTATTTCAGCAATACCTGCATCATTAAATTCAGTATTTCCTATATCATCTCCTGGAGGTCCTTGAACTGTAACTTTTAAATTTTCACCTATAGGTTTATCTGTAAAATATTTATTAACTGCATTAGTTAATCTTCTAACTTCTACAGGATCATTACTTACAGATGTAATAGCTCCATAATCAAACATTGGAGATTCTTTAATTTCTTTATAAGCAGGGTCAATTTTATCACTAATAAATTCATCTAAATTTCTTTTTATTTCAGAACCAATATCTGTATATAATTTTTTTTCTTGGTTAATTCCTGCTAATGCTTCTCCAGCAGAAGCAGCTCTTTCTCCAGGACCTACTTCTTTAAATACTTTAACTTCTTTATTCCAAGATCCTATTCCATATGTTTCAGTATATTTAGTTTTAAAATCTAAATAATCTTGATCCCCTTCATTGTCAAAAGTATTAATAATTTTATTTATTAATTCATAACTATTAGTAGCAGAATCAGGATACATTTCTTTTAAAAGAATTAATGCATTTTTATCTTTTACTATAGATTTAATATCAGCATCTGAAATAGTTTTTCTTAAAGCTGCATCTATTTGAGCTTGAACATCTTCTGCAGCATTTTTAGCTCCTTGAATTTGAGATTCATATTGTTTAATTAATTCAGGACTTAAAGTACGAATTATATTTTCTTCTTTGACTCCTTTTGCTCTTTGTGCTTCAATAGCTGCAGTTTCGTCATCTAAAACTTTTTGCAACTCTTTACCAGTTTGTTGATACATAGCTATGTTTTCTTTTTTAGCTTTTGTATCAATTCCACCCCATTGTGCTGCAGTTACAATCCCTTGAGCTTTAAACTCTGGGTTTTCCATTAACCATTTATTAGCATCTAAAGCTTCTTGTGCTTTAAGATTCTTATAAGTCTGATCTATTCCTTCAGTATAAGATTTAGAAGTAAATGCTTTAGCATCTCCGTATTGTTTATATGCAGATAATTCACCATCTTTAATTAATGATTTAATATGCATTTCAGCTTCATTTTCTTTACCTTGATTTAATTGATTTATAAATCCTGTATTAGTTTTCTTTTTAAGATTATTAGCATCAATAACTTCTTTCAATTGCTTATTTTGATTTTGCAATTGCAATTTATCTGAAATAGATATAGTAGAATTAATTAATTCATTATTTTTATTAATCTGATTTTCATATTCAGAATTAGACATATCAATTGAATTATTAAAAGACTGTAATAAATTTGTTTTAGAATCTATACCTTCTAATAAATTATATCTTTTATCAACTTTATCATTAATATATCTATCAATATCTGGACTTTGAAGAATAGCATTATAAGCATCTCTTACTCTATCTACTGAAATACTAGTTTCAGTATTGCCTTTTTTAGCTATATAAGTAGTACCATCTGGACTAAGTTGAAATGATTCAATATCTGTTTTAGTTTCTTCAGGAGATAATATACCTAATTGTTTAAGTAATTTTTCATTAATATCTACTGAGTTATAATAAGTAGGAGCTTTAAAAGTAGATCCTTGTATTAATCTACCTTTATCATCAAATTTAACTCCTTTATAATTTTTAAAAAAGTTAGCTTTAATTAAATCATAATATTCTGGTTCAATTTCTCTTTTTTCTTTTTTCTGTTCTAAAGTTTGAAGTTCAGCCATAGCAGTATCATACTGTTTTTTAACTTGACTGTATTTTTTATCAAATCCTTTTACAGCATTATATATTTGCATTCCTTGATTTTCAAGAGCAGGATCTTTAGATATTTGTTCTAATGCAGCATCTGCTTCTGCTCTAATTTGAGCTTTAGTTTCCTCATCAGGAGCTAGTGCTACCATGTTATCTAATGCACTAGCTAATGCATCTTTTGCTTTAAGATTTTCATAATATCTAGTTTTTAGATCTGTGCTAATTTCTTTTATACCAGGATCTGAATATAAACTTACAAAAGGTTGAAATTGAATTGGCATATTATATTTTAACTTTTAAAGATCTTTTACTTAATTCTCCTAAACGAGATACATAATTATTTTTAGGTCCTCCAAATTTTTTAGTAGTACCTTCTTGTATATATCTATTATATGCAGCAGGATCATTTGCTTGTAACCATCTTGCAGCAGATCCAGTAGGGTCAGTAGCTAATGCTATTTTATATTGAGTATCAAGTTGATTTTGATCTCTATACATTGTACCTATACCTGCTCCTGTAGCTCCTAATGCTCCTGCAGTATTTATATAAGCTTCTTGCCTTGCTTGTTCTTTAGCTGTTGCTTCTCTTGCATTTCTAGCTGCTTGTAATTGAGCATTTTGTGCTGCT